TGAAGAAAGCACAGCGTGAGTTAGCCCAAATGAACGGCTACCTCCCTAACGTCTTTCAACTGTCAGATGAGCTTGGATTAACAGTAGAAGAAATTAAAGATTTAATGTGCAAGGCGAGGCAACCTACGTCCCTGCAGATAAAAGTGGGAGAAAATCGCGATACAGCACTCATTGATCTATTGGAAGATGAGTCGCAATTACCTGAGATGCTCCTTGAGAAAGCATTCATCAAAGAGGACATTCGCGACCTCATTCGGGACCTCCCTGAGATGCAGGCAGCTGTAATCAGTATGCGTTATGGTATAGGTGATACCATGTTTGAGCCGATGTCAATGACGGCTATTGGGCAGGTGCTGAATATGAGTCGTGACCGTGTGCGCACTTTGGAGATGAAGGCTCTACGTAGCCTTAGGGAACACACCGATCAGATAGATGAGTACCTGTAGATACAATAGAAGAAGGTATTGCTGAAATGAAATGGACGTATCGGAGCAGATTTTAAAGTCTCGTCAGATTTATGGTGGTAGTGATAATACTGATCCTTCAGGACTAGCAGCTAGTGGTAACTTTAATTACGCTGGTGAACTCAGTATTAATGAACCTCTGGAAATAAATATCACAACAATTCCATATACGTTTAAATTTAAGAATACTGTAGGTCTATTTGGCACTGAAAATAGGTTCATTAAAATTAATATGAATCTCCTGAGTACTGGCAGTGGATGTATTCCACTCAATACATATGATTGCATGATACTGACTGATAAAGATTTCCTTACAGTCAATACATATCAACAGGGACTTATAGGAGAACGCAATCCTGACCTAGATTACCCAGACTATGAACCTGCGGCTACTACACAAGAATTTATTAACCATACAGGCACTAGATTATATGCAGGTGTCCTACTACAGAATCTAGGGTCTGGTAATAGCTGGATTGACCGTTGGTTTGATGTCCGTTTGTATACAGACAAAAAAGAGGAGCATCCATTTGACTTAATGTATGCTCCAATTAAATATTCATTTTATATAGGTTTTCATGCTAGAGATACAAAACGCCTACCATACGAAGTGAACTGTACAGTAGGCCTTGATTATAAACCCTTTGCTGAATTAGGTGCTGAGAAACGGTTTGTTCCTAGGGATCTACATTAGGGAGCACTGCTATCAGGCAATGCATTAACAATACGCTTGGCAATTTTACCGCCAGAGATTTTAGGGAATAGATATTCTATAAGTACTTCAGTAGTACCAGGTGCTACAACAATCACACGTTCTACTCTGCGATCACCATAGAAGGTGAAATCGTCAGCACCATCATATAGGATAGTCAGCTTTGTATCCATAGATGAAGGAATCACCAACTGGAGATTACCAGTTGCTCTAGTGACATTGAGGATTGTACATTCCAGGTACTGGACATTACCCTTCTTCTCAAACCACTGAGGGAATAGATGGGTATCCCCACCACGTTTAGGGTTCTCAATTGTGATGTCGCTGCCAGTCTGATTGAGCAGAACTTTTACACCCTTGAGTTTTACTTTATCGGCCATTAGATAAGTCCTTGTGTCTTTTTCTATTTTAAAGGATTTAATAAAAGGGTGGTGCTAGACCACCCTCAATTGGATCAGCTTACGCGGATCATTACAACTGAACCATTACGGTAGAGCTGATTAACAGCAACACCACCAGAAGCAGCTGCACCGTCGTTAGCAGCGTCTGTAAGGCCTGAACTCATCACTACAGCAGCGATGTTGGTAGTTCCAGTGTGAGTGCCGTTAGCAGCCGTTGAACGGGCGTTAATAAGCGTCGTCAGGTTGGAAGCAGCACTAGCGTCATCGTTAAGTGCAGCAGCCAGTTCGTTCGGGGTGTCAAGAGCACCAGGAGCACTGTCAATCAGGTTAGCAACGGTAGTTGCAATAGCGCTGTCCGCATAAGTACGGGTAGCAGCGTCAGCATTAACAAGGGCTGTTGAGGAGAAGTCGTACTTCAGGATCCCTTGATCAGCGGTAAAACAAATATTAGTTTTGCCTGCAGTAGGCACCCATCCGCCTGAACCAGAACCAGCAGCAAGTGCGGCATCTGCTTCAGCTTTAGTGGTGAACAGACGAGTAATCAAGTTATACTCGTTGGCTGCCCCTCTAAGGGAGAGATTGTCAACTCCCAAAGTAGTAATAGCAGTCATTTAATTAGCCTCCAGAAAAATTTGAAACATATAGAACGCCGGTAAATAGACCAGCTAGTAGAAGCCGCGCTTCCTGTGCCGCCTGCTCTGTTGTTATTGTATCAATATTAGTCTGTAAGACCGTATCAGCTGAGGTGCGGGCGGTAGCCTCAGCAGTTAATAATGTTTGTGTTGTTGGGTCGCTGTAAGAAGTCTTAGCCTCTGCAGTATCCAACCGAGCACTTAAAGCATTATCTGCATTAGTGCGGGTAGAAGCTTCTGCTGTTAGCAGAGTTTGAGTTGTTGGATCAGCTTCAAGGGTTGTAATTCGGCCACTCAGTGCAGTATCAGCTGCATCACAGTCCGATTCGTTCTGATTCACATCAGCTTGAACTGCAGCAATAGCTGAATCAGCATCACTTTCATTCTGATTTACATCAGCCTGTACAACAGCGATAGCTGAAGTAACGGTAGCTGCATAGTTGGCATCATCGCCAATTGCTGCATAGAAATGCCAGGTGAGTTTGAGGATAGGTTATCTATACCTCGCAGTTTTAAAGCAGGCATTGAGTTTCAATGTGGGCATCATCTTCTATTGTAAAGACTTTTGAGCAGCCAATTTTTTCTTAGCTCTATGCTTACGTTGACGTAGCTTTGCATTATGTCTTACTTTGATTTCTAATGCCGTAAGCTCTGCTTCAGTCCTACACTTTTTCTGAAATTTACCATAAGGGAATTTACAGTTATTCTCCTTGTGACTGACATAGTGCAGATTATCTACACAGTTATTAGTCTTATCTTCATCCTTGTGGTCAATGATTGTGCACCCCTTCTTTCTCCCGAAAGGTGTAGGAGGTTTACCTATGAAAGCTAATGCTACAAGTTGGTGTACATAGACTTGCTTCTCACCTAGCTGTCCTATACGACGCTGCAGTGTGACTTTGTGATACCCATTCTTGGTAGTGACTTTGGTAAGTAACCTTTGCTTACCACCCTTTGTGCTCATCACATCTCCTTTACGGTTGATATAGTACTCAATGGCAGCCTCCCAGTTAGGTAATCTGTTGACAGGGACCCATTCATTTGTATCTATAAAATCAGTCACACCGCTTTTAATACTCATTAATCTGTATACACTAGTTATATCCATATAATAGCCGTTATTATTTAACTATGTGGGCTAATTGAAGCTCATAAATCCATTTAGCTTAAAAAGGAGGAATCAGTCCATGTGGATTGATAATGACTCAGCCGCCGTGCTGTAGGGTCATTTAAAACCGGATGAATTGCTGGAAACCTAAGTCGAGAGATAAGGCAATCAGCAGCCAAGCCTTAGATACATCTAAGGAAGGTTCACAGACTACCTGAGGAATAGAGTTTCCTTAATAACAGGCTAGAGCGTCCGGCACTTATATATAAGTGATGATATAGTCGGTGCCCTATTAAAGTAGGGAATCCCACGTTCCGAAGCTACTAGGTGCAGAACTGTACCGTCCCCATCCTGCCTACATCATTGAGATGGCGGTTGAGCCTGTGGTTGTTCACGATTTCTCGAAGCAACCTGGCCAGACTGTCCAACTTGATCGTTATAGGTTCTGGGGCAAGCCCGGCACTAAAGAAAGCCGTGAGCGTACAGCCGATCAAACACTTGGTACTGCTTCAGCCAGAAACATAGTCAAGGACAAGGTTCTTGTGACTTTGAGAGAATATACTGGCCCCGCCGACACTCGCGACACAGCACAACCTTCTACATTCAAGGTTGCGCGTGAAACCCTGATCACAGCACAACGACTGCTGCTTGATACAGGTAACCTGAATGTATTCCACCAGTCCATCGGTTCACTCACCCTGCTTGACGACTATCGTCGCTGGCGTGACCGGGTGTTCGCTAATGAACTCCTTAAGGCCGAAGCCACTGGTCAAGCTAATGCCGACAATGGCGGATACTACCTTCCCGGTGGTAAAGCTAAAGACGGTACCGGCGGAAGCCTCGGCGTAACTTACGCTGCTGGCGAATCTGCGAAGTTCGACGTTAAGACCGATCTTCTCGAAGTCGTCAAGGACATGCGTAAGCGCAACGTCCCAACATTTGCCGACGGTTACTACCGTTGCATTTGTGACCCCACCGCCATGATGCATCTCCGTCAGAACTCTGACTTCCGTGAGATCGCACGTTATCCTGGCTCTGGAATGATCAACCCGATGTCGCCTAATCAGGCACCTTCGGCTAACTTCTTCCAAGGTATGGGTCCTGCCTACGGCCAAGCCGGCTTCGTTGCTGGTCAGCCTGTAATGCCTACCGGATTCCTGTTTGAAGGCGTCCGCTGGTTCGAGTCCACCAACCTGCCCGAAACAACTTATAACCTGATCGTTACTGATGAAGCTGCAGGTGCTGCCGATTACGGCGCTGCTCAGTTGATCTTCTTCGGTCCTCAGGCTGTCGGTGTTGGCATCGGTGGTAATAATGCTCAGATTCTGTTGAATAACAATGACGACTTCAGTCGCTTCATTATTATGATCTGGTCTCTGTTCGCCGGTTTTGAAATCCTTAATAGCGATTTCATCACGGTTGGTTACTCTTTCGTATATTGATAAGGAGAACTAACTATGTCTGTAATTTATCCCGGTAATTATGTAACTCGTCTGAATGCATATCGCAATCAGGCCTGTGAAGCCCTGCCCGGCGTTGATTTCTATCAACTCGTGGGTGTAGCAATCCTCTCTGCTGATGTAGCTGCAGGTGCTACTTATGATCTTGAGATCCTGTCTCCTGATCTTCGTCAAGACGACAAGCCTCGTCTGGACAAGCCTTTCGTGATTCCCGATAATGCTGGTGTATATCGCACCGCCATTCGTGTAATCAACCTGGAAGGTGCATCTGGTGACACCGTCAAAGTTGACACTGTTACTCCAGCTGCTACTGAAACAGCTCCTGCTGATGGTAAGTATGGCGCTGGTGCTGTGACCGAATTTGACGGTCTCTCAAGCATCACTCGTCTCACTGGTGACAAGACTGTAACAGCTACTGCTGATGCTGGTTTGACCATCACCAACACCAAGGACACTGCAATGATCATTGTTGAAGTTGACTTCTTCATGGATCACATCGCTCCTAAGGCTGATGACTGCAACATCCCCTTCAAAGTGGAAGCTGGTCAAGGAACCTG